AGAAAGCAGAGCATCTTGTTGACGAGTTGAAGGAGCGTGAATTTGGCCCAGAAGAACCGCAAAGCCACAAAAGCAAAAACTCACAAATCTACAAGAAGATCCATGTTGTTTAACTGCGCATACTGCGGCAAGCAATGTGATTACTTCGAAAACAACTGGGTTACGCTAGGCACTGGTGAGGATATATGCCTTGGCTGTCTTCACCCAGAGAAATATGGGGGGGATAAATAGGGGGGTTTTGCCCCCTTATTTTTTTGACTTACCTTTTTTGGCTTTGTTTCTTTTGGAGATAGCAGCAGCCTTCTTCTTTGCGTCAGCTTTGCTGCTTGCACCCCATGCCCTGAGACTAAGCAGGAGCCTGGTAGGTTTGCCCTTCGCATCTCGTTCCGGCCCCCTCATGCCACCCATACGCGCTAGAAAACTGGCCCTGCGTGGGTTGTCACCCTTCCTCACAGGTGCCTTTAGGTTCATGCCCTGCCGCTTGGCAGATGCTCTGCCCTTCCGGTTCAAGCCACCCTTGGGATTCTTGCCAGCCTTACGTTGCCATGCTGGCGTCTTAGCCATCAGACAAAGCCCTCATACGTTTGACAAGTCGCTTGGCCCTGTTGGGGACTTGATCGTGCCAGCGGCTGTCCACCATCTCGTCTGCCGCCCTGTTCCAATCTCTAGCATCTACACCAGCCTTCATACCCTTAAATTTGGAGAGACGCGGCCTTCCCATATTAAACATCATGTTTGCAATAATAAGTTGGCACTCTTCTGGCAGATCATCAAAGTCAGGATACAGCACTTTGCACTCATCAATCGTGACAGCAACATCAAGAGAAAATGCCTGACGCACACGCTCCTCAGAGACAGGTGTGCCAACAGGCTGACCGTGTTCTGGATCATCTTCCACTATTAGATGGCCCAGACCGAACGTGGGTAGTGCTAAGTGATCGAGGTACACTTCGTACTTGCAGCCCTCGTCCTCTGCAAGCTCTTGACGTAGCTTATCTTTGTTCATTTCTTCTTTTTCTTGGCAGTTTTTGCAGATCGTTTAAATGCTTTAGCAGTAGGCGCACCCTTGCTACCAACCTTGCGCATTTTTTCTCCAGAGCCAGCAGCAATGCGCTTACGTTTTGCGTGGATATTTGCATATAAGCCAGGTTTCTTTGCCATCACTTTTTCAATCCCTTTATGCCTCTAAGACCGAATGATGCAGCTATACTAGCATACATAGCCCACTGAAACCAATCTGGCGTGGTTTCTAGTGCCGCAAACCCACGTTCTACATAGGGCTGTAGCGGCGGGATGAAGCACATGGCTATGATAACTATAAATAAAATAGTCCATGCCTCATCTTTCCAGCTATCTTTGCTGGCTTCAGCCATAATTTTTTCCCAGCCAGCTTCATGCGTGGCGGCAACTTTCATGACCTCTGCTTCAGCCTCTGCCTTGGCTACCTTGACCCTAGACTGCGCAGCCTTTTCATCTGCCTTGCCCTTGAGCCAGCCACTCGCTAGGTCGCCTACAATTGGTATCAATGCCTGTATCATTTGGAAGAATCCACCTTAATGCAAATCATCTCTTGGTTGTCGCTACGTTGGATATCATGCTCTATGTAAACCGCCTTCCGGTGGCACTCTTCTAAAGTATCAGCATCAATCAATGGCGCGACGTTGTAGTTAAACGGCGAAACAGCAGTAACCAATATTACCACCCAGACCGTGTTCACTTCTCAGACCCTAGCCAGACAGCGAAAGCGCCGGTCATTGCGCCGGTCACAGTAGCTGTTAGTGCTGTAGCCTGTGAAGTCATTGCATTAGGCGGCAGCGAAATGAACCATTCGATAACCCTGATATACATAAACGTCATCGTAAACATCATAAAGCGCGGCAAAATCTTCCACGCCAAGAACCGCTCCATCGTTACTTCCATCACAGTCTCCCCTGTACATGCAAAATTATGAGAACAACAGAAGCCAATATGCAAGCAAATACAATCAAAAGAAACGTAATGATAGCAACCTCAAAATGGTGCTTACGTTTTCTTGTACGCTCCTGTTCTGCTTCCCGTCTTGCTACCCTAGCCTTTGCTTGAAAGCGTTGCCAGTCATTCCACAAACCTGGGCGACCAGCATAAATCATAAATTGTTTGAGTTCTGCTTCCTGCTGCCGGATTTGCTCAAGAGCCATAAACTCTTCAAGATCAGAACCGCCGCCCTTTTTCTGTGCTTTTTGTTGTAGCTTTTCTTTTGCGCCAACAAATTGTGCGATTGCACTGCCAGCAGCAGCTATTTCTTTACCGTTGCTAACGCATTGTTTAATAACGGCAAATGCCGCATTGGCTGCTGCAAGTTCCGCAAGCATCAGTAGACCCTTACCTTGTCATCTACCAGCTTCGGCAAACAATAAGCAGTGATGTTGTTTCCCTGTCTGTGCAACCGTTGTGCAAAGTACACGCAGTCATCAACACTGCGAAAATACATATCGTTACTAACTAGGCTCTTATCCTTACCAACGCCTAAATATACAAAAAGCAAGAACACATGAATCATCCACTCACTATGATGCCCAGCAACAACACTATAATCGTGCCAGCAGCACCTATCATGATATGTTCAATACGTTTAATGCGCAAAATGGTTTCCTTCCACCTCTCCGCGCAGACTGCCTCGTGAGTGTCTAGCTGTGATTGCACAGATAATACCGTTGACTTGCTCATGGTTTACTAGGCCAGCTAATGTTGTTCAAATCAGATTGCTTGGTTACATCGCGTAGTTGCTGCCTGTAAGTGCGCCAAGCTGCCGTGTTGCCGCCAGCATCTTCCAGTTTGTAGATTTCAATGTCGGCCTCTTCTAACAAAGGCCAACGGCTCTGACGTATATCATCTAGCTTTTCTGCGTCTGTAGGCACATCAGCAGTGTCACCCTTTGCCGCGTCAACCAGAACGCCATCTAAGTATCGTTTGCTCATGCCGGTAATCCGTATAAACTGAAAGTGCCGCCATCTATCTGAGTGCTAAAATCATGCTCATAAAAACGGATAAAGTTGACGGCTGTTGTGCTTTTATAGACGCCGCCTCCTAGTCTTACTGTTTGATAATAGTCTTGCCCATCATCTGTGCCGCCGCTGTGATCTTGAACAATGTGTGTCATGGATTCTATTTGAAATGTTTTGTGAAAAGCAGTTGAACGCAAATTTGATAGACGAATTACAGCGTTGAATTGTGCGGTAGAAGAAGGGCTTGTTTCGTATGTGCTGTCTCCGGTTAGGTTCCATTGTCCGGCATTATTTGTGTTTATAAACCTAGAAGGAGCATCTGTAGAGGTCGCTGTGTGATCTAAAGCACGACCCTCCGTCACTACACGACTTACATAAATAGTGCTTGTGTCTTGAGCGTTGCTTGTGCCTAATCGCATCCTCAGTCTAGTCAATGCCGAAACTGTTGCCCCCGATACGACTAGCAGATAATCGTTGTAAGTATCAGTAATTAGGCTCGACCCAAAATCAACGCTGGACACTCCACTGCTGACCGTCGTCGTGTTCAGAAGAACTGCGTTGCCGTTGGTCAGGGCTACTGTACCGGTGGCGTCGGGAAACGTGATGGTACGATCACCTGTTGGGTCAGCAACGGTCAACGTGGTTTCGTGGTCGTTATAATTATCACCCTCAAACGTAATATCTACGTTAGTGCCAAGATAAATTGTCTTGTAAAACTGACTTAGACCGAACGCCATCCTTTGATAAATAGTGGCTGCACCGCTACGCATTGCAACTAAGTCAAGAGCGGCATCCTCTGTTCCGTCAGAAGCGTCCTCAATTTTCACATCTATACGGCCATACTCAATTTTTTCAGGAGTTCCCGCATCATTTTGTCCGAAAAATTGTATTTGACCAATGTCATCGTCATCGGCAGGGGATGAACTATTGCGGTAAAGCTGTAACGAAGGTGCAGCACTTGTACCGGCATCCGTTGAAGTAATCGCAACAACATCGCCAGTGAAGGTGACATCGCCTGTAAACGTGCCGCCAGCCAGTGGCATGGCCGCTATGTCAGACAAAACTTCAGAGGCAGAGCGACCTTCGATATCTGTTCCGTTTACTCGTAGAAAATCATCGTCTGCAACACCGGACGTAAACTTTGGGACATTCGTATTCGATATACCTGTGTCCAGCACCGCTGCAGTGCCAAGCCCCAGACTTGTTCTGGCAGTAGCACCGGACTCTGCAACAAAGTTGCTGCCATCACCCACAATAAAGTTGCCGTCTGTTACAGCGAGGCCAGCCACATCTTGAAGTTGCGCGTCCAATCTAGCGTTGGCGACTGTGCCAGATAATTGGGAAGCATCTATCGTTTTGTTTGTAAGTGTATCAGAGGAACTAGCTGTTATTGCGCCTATGTCCGAAAGAACCTCAGATGTTGCTCTGCTCTCTAAGCCGTTTGCAGTAAACCGCGCATATTCATCGTCAGCAACAGATGCGCTGTCGATCTTGACCGCGTTGGTATTTGATATGCCAAAGGTAAGTGATGCCTGTGCGCCTATGTCAGACAACACCTCGCTGGTTGACCGACTCTCCAGACCGTTTGCTGTAAATCGTGCATACTCGTCATCTGCGACATCACCGCTGTCAATCTTTACGGCATTGGTATTGGATATGCCAAATGTCAGACTAGCCTGACCACCGATGTCTGACAGCACTTCAGAAGCAGAACGCCCTTCGATGGCTGTGCCATCTATTCTGAGGAAATCGTTGTCTACAGCACCGCTGGTAAAGGCCGCTATCTGGCCGTTTGATATACCAGTATCAACATTAAGGGTAACATCACCAGAAGAACCGCCGCCAGACAGCCCTGTGCCAGCCGTAACGCCAGTAATATCACCTGCTGAAACTCCAGAAATTTCTGCATCAACGTAGGCTTTGATGGACTGTTGTGTGGCCAAATGACTGGCGCTGTCAGACGCCATGTTGTCTTCATCTTTAATGCTGGTGCCGGAAATAGTGTCGTTCAACACTGCACTGGTTAGCGTTTTATTTGTAAGGGTGTCAGTGCTTGACGTGCTTATAGCGCCAATGTCAGACAGAACCTCTGATGTTGACCGGCTTTCCAAACCGCTGGATGTAAAGCGTGCATACTCATCATCTGCTACTGAAGCACTGTCAATTTTGACAGCATTCGCATCACCAATGCCAAAGGTCAAACTAGCTTGTGCGCCAATATCAGACAAAACCTCAGACGCTGATCGGCCTTCTACAGCAGTGCCAGTTATGCGCAGGAAATCATCGTCAACTACACCACTTGTAAATGTTGCAATATTGCCACTAGATATGCCGCTTGTAGGTATGTCAGACGTTAAGGCAATAGTGCCTGCGTTAGCTGGCAGCGTTATTGTAATGTCTGCTGTAGACGCTGGCCCAATTAATGTAACTGCATTGGTGCCGTTGTCTGTGTCTTCTTTAAACAGGATAGATCCAGCCGAACTGGAAGAGCCGCTAAGAATGGGTGCTGATAAACTTTTGTTTGTTAATGTTTGAGAACTTGTTAGCAACGTAACATCCGCTGCACTTATCGTTGCCTCTGTTGCCCCAGTGCTTGAATTAAACGATAGAACTTTGCCCTTTAGGGTAGCGTGGTCAGGCAATACTGATAAAGATTTATCTATGCTGCTGCCAACAACGCCAGTGTCAGCCTCTGACCTTTGAATGCTTTTGTTTACCTTGTCTTCTAAACGCTGCACATGGAATGTCAGCTTATCAAGTGCATCTTCATGTGACTCGGCAGGAAACGCGCCGCCCACTACATAATCTGTTTCCTGGCTTACCGTTGGCAACCTGATAATAATGACGCTTTCACCAGACTGCGGCCTGTAATCTGTGCCACTATAATGCGCGTCTGATGGGCTGCCCGTATCGTACTTGAATGTTACATTGCCGCCACTAGCCGAATCTACGCCAGACAGAATATAAGCTGTATTCAAACCTTGGCCGCCGACATGCGTGTCAGGATCATAACTGCCGCTACGCGCATTGTCTGTTGCTATATGTATAGCGCCGGTTGTATTATTTCTAATTAATACAAGTAGTTCTGTCTCTTTAAAAATGCGAAACGTGTAAGCGAAAACATGCGTGCTGCCATCGCCCGTGTATAGTTTATAAGCGACAGAACCTGCACTTACAGTCATTAATTATTACCCCTTGTTCAAGGAATCTTTGAACGTTTGATAAGAGGTTTTTACCTGAGAAGTCCACACCGCATTACATACTGCCTGCACAGACGAATCTTCAGAAGAAATATCTGTGTCTGCCCATGATCCGCTAGACTTATCACGGCATTGCAAAACATGCCGGTGGTGAGTCCTGCTTATCTCTGCGCCGCTATCTTTTATAATAGTGGTTTTGCGAACTTGCACAGCTTTGTAAGGCCCGCGTACTTCACAATCGTATTCAAACTCTTTTGTTAATGACATTGTTACCTCGTATTAAGCTGAGATGTAGGTGGCAGTAAATTTCATAGGTGCATTTTGATCGCTCAAAGAGGTTCCCGCATAATCCGCACCACTTTGGCTATGCCAAATCAACTCTGTGTCGTTGCTTTGAATCTCAAACACAACACCGTCGCCGATGTCAAAGCCACCTGCCGTGGCTGCACATACACCACTGCCATGTGAGTTTGTTACATTTGCTGATGTAAACGGCAGACCACCAATCTTGACCTGACTGCTGGCCTTGGTCGCACTGCTAGCATCAAGAAGTATTTGGCAATAAACAAAAGTGCCAATTTTTACATATCTGCCAACCTGGCTGGTGTATGAAATTGATGTAAGACCACTCGCCCATGTAGGCGTAAAAGAACCTTCTTCGTA